ATATGGTTATCCTAACTGATGGTGAGAGTCATCATCATGAAAGTGTATTTTCACAAAGATCAAGTTTTTGGAGAAATAGTGAACACAATAAACTTAGTAAACAATTAAATCATAATGATTTTGGTAAAGACTTATATATTCAGTGTTCAGATACTAAAGTTCAAACTCAACTTAAAACCTATCAAACTGAGTCTTTCTTAAAATTTGTGAGACTTCAGTTGCCTAATATTTCAATAACAGGTTTCTATGTATCGGGCACTGGTAAACAAGGTAGAGTGCCTCTTAGAGATATTTGTAGAAAATTTGGATTAAGTGAGTATAGTGATAAAGAAAAGATTGTTGCGGTACAAAAAGAATTAAGAGAGAAGAAAGTTGCGATATCAAAAGTCGCTGGATTTGATGAGTATTACATATTACCAAGAGGTCCAAAAGAGACCGATGAAGAACAAGAATTGACATTCAAAAAGGGTGCAAGAGCGGCTGGAATGGCAAGAGAGTTCTTAAAATTTGCTCAGAAAAAGACTTTGAATAGACAATTATTGAATAAATTCATTGAAAAAGTTGCCTAAATTAGGCCTTGACAATATATCAGATTACCTGATATTATATAATTAGATGTTGAAAAAGAGAGGTATATATTATGTTAACACCTAAAAAACAAGAGTTCGTTAATGCGATGTCTAAAGAATATGGCGAAGGTGCCGTAGTCTCTAGATTTGAGATTAATGAGTTCGCATCTAAGAATGGATTTAACAATCCTTCTTGGTTAAAGAAACCACAATACAAATGTGGTCACGGTAAGTATCAGTTACCTACCGAAGAATCAGAGGTTACTCAAGTTGTAAGTAAACCTATTCAACCTGTTCAGACACCTGAACAGACTTCAGTAAATTTAATTGCTAATGCATTCGAAGTTCAAAACTTAGTTCCTTCAAAGTTCGAAGGTTTTGTTCCTTGGGGTCATTACAATACTATCAAACAGATTTCTAAATCTGGTATGTTCTACCCAGTATTTGTTACTGGTCTATCTGGTAACGGTAAAACTTTGATGATCGAACAGATTCACGCTGAGTTAAAGAAAGAACTTATCAGAGTTAACATCACTATTGAAACAGACGAAGACGATTTACTTGGTGGTTTCAGACTTGTTAACGGTGAGACAAAGTTTGTACCTGGGCCTGTTATCGATGCAATGGAAAGAGGTTGTACTCTTTTACTTGATGAGTGCGACTTAGGTTCAAATAAACTTATGTGTTTACAACCTGTCTTAGAAGGCAAGGGTGTTTATCTTAAAAAAGTAAACAAGTGGGTGACACCTAAACAAGGATTCAATGTGATGGCGACTGCCAACACTAAAGGTAAAGGTTCTGAAGACGGTAGATTTATCGGAACTAATGTTCTTAACGAAGCATTTCTAGAAAGATTTGCAATCACTATCGAGCAACCTTATGCAGACAAGAAAGTTGAAAGTAAGATTGTCATCGGTTCTATGAATAAGTATGGCAAAGTCGATGAGAAGTTTGCAGAAAACTTAGTGACTTGGGCAGAGGTTATTAGAAAAACCTTTTACGAAGGTGGAGTTGATGAGATCATCTCTACCAGAAGACTTGATCACGTTGTCAAGACATATTCAATCTTCAAAGACAAAGTGAAAGCGATTGACCTTTGTGTTGCAAGATTTGATGATGACACCAAAGAGTCATTCTTAAATCTTTATTCAAAGATTGATGCTGGGGTGGATGTATCTGCCCCTGCCGTAGAGAATGAAGTCGAACAAGACGAAGTGGTCGATGAAGAATAAAAAAAGTTTTGTATGGGGGTTGACTTTTGAAAGTTAATTCCCATATAAATATACGGAACATGCCGAAAGGGTGTTCAAATTAACTTGCTTAAAAAGGAGAAAACTATGAATGACATAACATTCTTTAATAGGCTTAGGCCTTTCACAATTGGTTTCGATGAAGTATTTGACACTTTCGAAACTCTTTCAACATCAAACACTTTCAGTAATTCATATCCACCATACGATATTGTAAAAGTAGATGACTACAAATACAATGTGGAGTTGGCTGTTGCTGGATTTAGTAAAGACGACATTCAAGTCGATTATGCAGATAATACTCTCACAATCGAAAGCAAAAAAGAAACCAAAGAGGAAGAAGACAAATTTATCCACAAAGGTATATCTAAGAGATACTTCAAGAGATCATTTACAATCGCAGATGATGTGGTAGTAAATGGTGCCGAACTTAAAGACGGACTCTTGACTATTGAATTAGAAAAGATATTGCCTGAGGGTAAAAAACCTAAGACTATTGAGATTAAATAGTTTTTTTAATAAAGGGGGTTGACAATAACCCCCTTTTTAGTTTATATTATCTACAAGGAGATTTATTATGGCAAAAGTATTTGATTTACAACCTGGTGGTTTAAAGGACGGTGGTCAAGCAACTTTAAACGAAGAAGAATCTAACAAACTTACAAAAATTTCAGAAACAAATAAAGAACATGATGATACTAATGCAGGTTTAAAAATAGCACAAAGAAATAAGATTGCCGCTCACTTCATGCGTGTAGAAATACCTGAACCTATCGTTAATGAGATATGGGAAAATAGAGGTGTCATGTTTCAACCTGGCAATGAGGATATCAAAACAAATTTAGGAAATGTATTACATACAATTGCTAAATCATTTATCAAACATAATTATCAACATGATGCAATACCAATTATTGATTTTAATTTATACGAAAATAATACACCACTGCAAGATATAACAATCACAGATGGTTCAGTATTTCAAATGAGAATGACTTTTGATGATAAGGGTGAAACAGTATTTCAGTGGGGTGACAAGTATGATGATCATCCATTAAGACCTGATACTTTTGAAAAAGTAAAAAGTGAAAGAGGCATACTACTTGTATATCCAAGTTATGTTAAAATAATTGAAGACAATGTAAAAGATTACATGGAAGTAAACGGAAAGTATATCGCACAAGATAATGAGTGAGTTTACGTATAAAGATATTGTAGATAAAAAAGTATATACTTACAATGAAGACAAGTATTTAAAGGAATTGCAAGATTACATTTTAAATACTTACAAACAACACTATTCAAAAAATAAGTTTCAATCAACACAATTTATTTTAGACAGTGGGCATGGTGAGGGGTTTTGTATTGGTAATATTATGAAATACGCTCAGAGGTTTGGAAAGAAAAATGGTAAGAACAGAAATGACTTGCTTAAAATCTTGCATTATGGTATGATTGCACTATACAATCTTGATATGGAGTTAAATAATGAAACTAAATAGTGGAACTTTGAATGTACTAAAAAACTTCGCAACAATTAATCAGAACTTAATGATTAAAGAAGGTAGTACAATAACAACAATGTCTGCGATGAAAAACATTGTGGCAAAAGTAAATGTTGAAGAGACATTTCCTAAACAAATAGCAATATATGATTTGAATGAATTTTTATCATCTACAAGTTTGTTCAAACAACCTATTATAGATTTTGATGATCAACATCTAACAATTAAAGAAGAGAATAGTAAAGGTCAAAAGTTAAAATACTTTTACTCTGATCCTTCGGTAATTACAACACCAAGTAAAATGATTACGATGCCATCAGTTGATGTCACATTTGAACTAACAAGTGATGATTTAAATCAACTAAAAAAGGCTGCATCTGTAATACAGGCACCTGATTTAGTTTTTGAAAAGAATGATGAAGGTAGTTTTCTTACTGTCAAAGATAAGAAAAATGATACTGCAAATAACTTTTCATTAGAAGTAAATCAATCTTCACAAGGTGCTAAGTTTCAGTTCTTTTTCAAAGTAGAAAACTTAAAACTATTACCTGGTTCATATGATGTGTCTATCTCATCAAAAAATATAAGTCATTTCAAATCAAAAACAGATAACGTAGAATATTGGATTGCACTTGAACCTGAATCAACTTATGAGGTTTAAGTTATGGATACGTTTCTGTGGGTTGAGAAGTATCGACCAAAAACTGTAAAAGATTGTATCTTACCTAAAAAACTAAAGGATACATTTCAAGAGTTTGTCAAAGACAAACATATTCCTAATTTAATTTTATCTGGTTCTGCTGGAACTGGCAAAACAACAATTGCAAAAGCAATGGTTGAACAGATTGGTTCTACTTGGATGATGATAAACGGATCAGAGGAATCTGGTATTGATGTTCTTAGAACTAAGATAAAAAACTTTGCATCAACTGTTTCATTAGAGGGTGGAAGAAAATATATCATATTAGATGAGGCAGATTATCTAAATCCACAATCAACACAACCTGCTCTTCGTGGTTTCATGGAAGAGTTTCACAAGAACTGTGGTTTTATTCTTACTTGCAACTACAAGAACAGACTGATACCACCACTACACTCACGTTGCTCTGTCGTGGACTTTATCATACCATCAGAACAGAAACCTAAACTTGCACAGAGGTTCTTTGCAAGAGTGGGTGACATACTGACTGAAGAGAAGGTAGAGTTTGATCCTAAGGCGGTTGCAGAACTACTCAACAAGTTTTTCCCTGACTGGCGTAGAGTACTCAACGAACTACAACGATATTCTGTGTCAGGTAAGATTGATGCTGGTGTTCTGGTTAATC